CATACCACTGACCACCAATCTTAAATCTTTTGTCTTTTAGTTTGTTAGGTAATTCAGTCTCTAAGAAACTCATTTTCTTTTTAATAGACTTAAACTGGTCTAAACTAATATTCTTTATTACATCTCTTTTCTGTCCTGTTAAGACTGCTAGAATATTAACTACTCTTTCTATAGGGTTTAGTTTAGAGTTTAATACTGGTCTTAGGTTGATGTAATTTCCTATTGTAACATCTTCCCACTTTGTTGGGATTGTAATTTCCATAATTCTATATATAACAAATTTTTAAATAATAACAAAACACTAAAATAAATATTTAAAGTAAAATACTAAACAACTAAACACCAACTAAAATACTAACTCACAATGGCTGAGAACACTATTTAAATCAATTCTAAGAAACTTAAATACTTTTTATATATGTTTATATACATTAACTAATTATAATGTCTTAAAACTAATATATTTAATTAGCTAGTTTATGAAATAGTATAAATCAATAATAAGATAAATATCTTATCTTATCTTATAGAACCCCATTTGCTCAGCATTTGCTTAGCATTTGCTCAGCATTTGCTAATTTTCTTCCTGTAAAATAAAAAGGGAGTGACGCTCTTTTGCCGACCACTCCCAATTTCCAAAACGTAATTTAATAAACATTGACTAATCTAACGTATTGAGTTAGTTATTTATAAATTATCATTCAAATATAATAAATTAAAACAATTTATATTCAGTTTCTTTTATTCTTTGTTTAGCTATTTTAAAATAGTTTTCATCTTGTTCTATACCTATAAAGTTTCTATTTGTATTCTTACAAGCTACACCTGTTGAACCACTACCCATTGTAAAATCTAAAACTGTTTCATTCTCGTTGGTGTATGTTTTTATTAAGTATTCCATTAATAATATGGGTTTTTGTGTTGGGTGCAATCTATTGCGTCTTAAATTAGCCATTGTAAAATCTTGTATAGATTTAGGGTAGTACAAATCGTTCATAGTTTCTTTTGCTTCATCTACTTTCCCTATGTGTTTAGGTTGTTTAGTAAAGCCCATTTTTTTCCTCATTTTACCTTTTGTTTTTTGAGGTATATATATTTTAGAATTAAAAACGCTTATTATTTCGTGTATTTTTAAAGGATGTATTTTTGCATTTATAGCATTACCAGCAAGTTTCTTATTCCATATCCAATCATATTTATAATTCTTAATATTACTCATTCTTAAAGCAGAACTAAAAGGCTCACTGCCAAATAAAACTATTGCTCCATTAGGTTTTATAATTCTATTTAGTTGTTCCCACATCAAGTCAAAGTCTATAACACTATCCCAATTACAAGCTGTAGTTCCATAAGGAGGGTCTGTTATTATAGCGTCAATACTTTTGTTCTGTATTGTTTTCATTACTTCTAAGCAATCTCCTTTATATAGTTTTATCTTATCGCATACCATCCTCTATTATTTTCTTTTAAGTGTATTAATGCCACGTATCTCAAAGCATCCATTAAATGGTCTTGTCCTATTGGTTTTTGAAGACTATTTCCGTTTTTGTCAGTTGCCCATTTATACATCCTAAACTCTCTTCTAAGGTTGCTACTATTAACAACATTAATTTTATAGCGTTTAAGAATGTCTATTCCGTTTAGAATACTGTCTCGACCTTTTGTAGCTGGTTTAGCATTTAATCCTAGTCTATATATTTCCTCTATACTTTTAGGCTCTGCTGAATCACATATAACCTCATCTCTGCCAACTATAGGCAGTAAAGCCTCAGCTAGATCCTGGTTAGTCAATTCTCTTTGGTAGAGTATTTCTTTTAAATATAGTTCATCATCTCGTTTATATACAGCTACACATGCTGAGGGGTCTATACTATACCCAAAGTCTAAGCCATAAGCCACTAACTTACAGTCTGGCATATTATCAACATACTTGACATTTTCGTATATTAAACCACTTATATTTCCATATTCACCAAGACCATAAATCTTCCAGAACTCTTTGTCTGTTTGTTGTAGGTATTCTATTTCTTTAATTAATGACTTAGGCAGAAACGCATTGTTTTTGTAGTTACTTACTATAACCTCAACGTCTCCTACTTCCTTAGAACGCTTTATTTCTAGTTCTTGGTTAATCCATAATTGTTCATCATCTGGGTTAAAGTCTAGGAATATCTTGTTTTCGGTTCTCATTAGTAACTGGAAAAACTCTTGTTTGTATTCTAACTCATTAGCTTCATTGCAGTAAAGTATATTTCTTTTAGCTCCTCTTAGCTTTTGTTCGTCATCAGCACCAATAAACTCGACTAACCTTTTGCCATATCTATACTGCTTCTTAGTCTTGTTATGATCTATTCCAGAATACCAACCTTCAGCCTTTAGAATGTCCTCAAAGTCTCTAATTACTGTTCCGTCTAGATTAGTCCTATATTTCCTAACTGTGGTCCATACGCCTTCATGACAATACTTACCATCTCCATAGTTGCCACTAATTAACCACAATGCACATAATTGGTTTAAAGACCAGGTTTTAGAACTTCTAGTCCCTCCTCTATTTATTACGATTTTAGACTGACTGTCATAATTACGCTCAAATATTTCAGTCGCTTCCACGCTTTATATTGATGTTTATATTATTGACTGTGGATTCTATCTCTTGTTTGTCTGGAGCATTTAGTCCAAACATCTTAGCAATAGAATCATAAGCACCCCTATAGTCAGAACCCTTGACCATTTCTTTAAGTAAATAGAATTTAGCTTTCTGTTCTTTTGTGAGGTTTTCTTTTGCTGCTAGGTCCATTAGATACTCCCAAGATTTAATCATCTTAAAATAGCCCTCAGCAACTTCCTTGCGTGTTATTTGGAAGGCTTCTGCTTCTTTTGTTTTCAACTCTTTGACCCTTAGTGATATATTGGTGTCTGACAAGAGTTTACTAGCATTAACATTTATAGTCTCTAACTTAGTGTCTGGACTAACATCATAAGCACGTCTATAAGCTTCTGACGCATTGCCAGTGTTGACATACTCTTCAGCAAATTTATTTTGTTTAGGTGTTAGTTTATTATGCATTAAATATTGTTAATTGTGCTTTGTGTTGTTCTATTCTTTTCATAGCTGCTACAAAATATTCTTTATCTAATTCGCAAGCAGTTAAATCATAGCCTAAATTATGACAAGCTATTGCTATTGAGCCAGAACCTAAATGTGTGTCTAAAATTTTATCGCCTTCTTTAGCGTAATTCATTAAAAGCCATTCATAGAGTTTTACAGGTTTTTGTGTTGGATGTGTTCTGTTAGAATCATTGTTATCTATTTTTATTAGTTGTGGCAACTTATCTTCAGAATACCAAGCATATTCAATTTGACTCATAGTAGGCAGATAAACCATTTTATCCCAAGTTATCAAACCCCTACAACTTTTATCCCATAAAAAAGAAAAATAATTACCACCCCATACAATTTGGTTCCTACTTACTCTTTTTAATTCAATAAAATATTTATCTGTTGGTATTTCGTTATCCCAATCGTGGTTATCCCATTTAGCTGCTTGATAATTTTTACCCCCTTTACTTTTATTAGTTCCGCCGCTTGTAGTTCTTTTTCCTAATCCATAAGGAGGGTCTACTATTGCAAGGTCAAAGTAATTATCTTTATACCTTGCCATTAGTTCGATATTATCTTCGTTTGTAATAGTCATAGTTTCTCACTATTGTCTATAACTTGTTTTATAAAGTAGTCTGGAAGTCTCCTCCATTTTCTTCTAGCATCCATAAATCTAACAAAGTAATTTACAGCTTTACTACCAAACTTAGCCTTTTGCTCTTTTATTTCTTTAGGTGTTAGTTTCATTTAAACTCTACTAGATCCTCAATATTAACTTTAAATTGTTTATAGTTGCCTTCCTCAGTATGACTAACAATAGCTATTTTGCTACTTAATGACTTTATATAAACTCTTTTATTATTATATGTTAATCTTCTTTTTAACATTTCTTTTTTAGTTTTCTCCAAAATCATCCATTCCATTGTCTTCGTGTATATATGCTAATTCTAAAATTCTATAATCTGCGTCAAAATCAAAAGTTGTAGAGGCTACTCCATTAATGTCAAAACACTGGTAAACTTCCCCATTCATTTCTGAGTAGAAATAAAGTCCCTCATCGTCTATATAATAACCATAGCTAAAATCACTTTTTAGTAGTTCTCTTTCGTTTGGCATTCTTTTTCTTTTTTACTTGTTTAACTTCCTTAGCTTCTTTTTCAGTAAGCCAATTAAATAAGATTTGCATTTGGGATTTTACGCAACTATTACACGCCCAGCTTACTTTCATGTCTGGATGTAATTCTTTTAATATTGGTTCTAAGTTGTTTCTTAAAAAAGATATATCTACAGAGCCTGGAAAGGCACTTGTTTTGTTATATAGTTTAATGGTTTCTTCTATTGTCATAGCAATCGTCTTTCAATTATACGTAAAATTAACGGAGTTATTAATATTATTGGGTTTAAAGTTATTAAAAAATAAATTAATGATAGCCAGAAGGTAAGGCAAAAACTACAGTTTAAAGGCTTGTAGTCCCATTTATCAATCAAAGGTCTAGCATAGTCTACCCATGTTGTAGCTATGGTAATTATTACTAATATACTAACTATAGAATTCATTTAATGTCCATTTTTGTTTTATCTTGTTTGCTAATTCTTTGAACTTATATTGTATTGTATTACGGTGAATGTCGCTTTTCTCAGCTAAACAATTACGGTTTCCACTACAAATTAATAATTGTTCCATCATTATTTTATCTAGACCATCTAAAGAGTTAATAAGATCCTTTAATACCTCATCTTTAAAACAACTATTAGAATAGGTTTCTATATCTTCTATACTACTAAATTGACTAGGTAAATAGTATTTAGTTCTGTATTGTCCACGCTCGCTAATTATTTGGTAGAGACAAAGTTTATAAACATATTTCTTAATAGAGTTTTCTTTGTCTAATTGGATAATAAAATCTTCACCCTTGTTTAGTAGTATTATGAAAATGTCTTGTTTAAAGTCCTCTAATTCTACGACATTGTATTCTCTACCTATCCAAAAAATAAAGTTTTCTATTTTCTTAATTAGC